GCAAAGTCCAGAAATATCAGATGATATCTCCTTTCCATGCCAGCGACGTCAAGTCGAACAGCTTTACAAGCCTTCTAACCTACGTTGATCTGTTGTGTGATTTTAATCCAAAAGGGAGGTTACGTGTACCATTGGTTCCTCTCCTTGGTCGTATAAGTCTTTCCGACTTATATACCAAGGAGGAGTGGAACCAATCCGATACATTTTACCTGATAGGGCCTCACGGGTCAGATAGTATTACTACTAATCCAACCCTCCTGAGTGCCCTCAATCTCCGGACTTTGTTTCCTGCGGACTGTGGGCCTGTTGAACACTCTTTGTTCTTTGGCCCCCACAGTCCCTTCCCACCTGGGACTACATTCCAGTATATCCCCGGTGGCTCTTCCTATAGTATGTTATTCTTTTTAAGATCTATACTTGAGGTCTACATCGACTTCTTCACCTCCGACTTAGTGACTCCTAGTATGAGGGATCGGTTCTTAGCTTATCAGCCGACTTCACAGTCTGCTTGTATTGCTTACCTTTCCTCACTCGGTTCCTCTTTTGTTAAGGTTGTGAAGTTTTACACCGCTTATCCCATGGCTGCCTTCCTTCGTCAAGAAGACATGCCACCTCGTCCGTCTCAGATACCTGAGGTACGCACTTGGCTTTGGGATGGTGACTTTCGTAAATTCCTCAAGCAGATTACCTTGTATCGCAACCCCGAGTATGCCCCCTTAATTTGGGGTACTCTCCAAGGTGTGAAGCGCGGTTGTGCATCTGTCCCTGATACTTTTGTCAGTGATAGCTACGCTTCCCACTTCCGCACCATGGCTATGGAGTCTCGCAACTCCTTGTTGCAGGAAAAGGCTTTGGATCTAAAAGAGATACTATTGAACCCAGATAACGTGCTCCCCCTTTGGGGTGATGAAAATGAGCGCGCATCTGAGTTAGAAGAAGAGATTAAGATCCTTGAGGATAAAACAGGTATTAGAAATACAAGGGCTAAGGCAACCCTTGTTTTCAATATTCTGCCTCCTGGGTCAGATTTTAATGGAACAATTTACCGCCCGATAAAGATGGAAGAGTTCGATGCACTTGATAGCCCTATAGAGCCGTCAAGTTCTGCATCTTACAGATATTCATCTCGTAAGGGTGGTCAGAGAATGGATGTTATGCAGGAAGTCATGCCCCCTGTATCGTTACCCGTCTCTTTCCCTACCCCACCATCTGGTGATCTTGAGCTAAATTTGCTCGATGCCATTGATGTGGGTTTGGTAAATTCCTTTTCTGAATTGGAATCTTACTATCGTCAACAACTTAGTATGGGGGATGTCCTCCGCTCAGTCAGGCAAAGTCATCCAGACCACCAATACATTCGTGATTGGTATTCTGGTGTGACTAGATCCTGGTCGACAGACGACTTACGTTATTCGTTATCCTCCATATTGCGGGTCTTTTGCTTTCGCTTACCCCTTACATACTCAGTTGATGACTTTTTATTCGCTTCGGAGCCCCCCTTCGTCATTCCGCGATTACTCTCTCAATTACCTGACGGTATCCCCCAGCTCATCTCGAGCTTTTTAGGGTATACTGTCACTCCAGAGGAAGAGTCGCATGTTGTGAAGGTCTCCTCAGCATACACGGAGATGAAAATGAGAAGTGAAAACCAGGAGATCTCTTCTATCCTTTCCTCTATCACCAATGGTGTCACTTATGACCCCTCTTTTGGTGACATTGATGTGGGTTTACAGAAGATGTTTGTTACAGATCCAAACAGTGTCCATGAAATTCGTGGACACCTTCCTGCTTTCTTTCCCTATACGTCTCCGAGACGGTATTTGCTTTCACTCCAGCAACTACAGCCTGACATTCCCGTTGAAGCCAACGTTATCGCACTGATTGAGCCACTTAAGGTTCGTGTTATTACCACAGGCGAAGCTGCTGCCTACTATTTAAGTAAGCCCTTGCAGCGCTCCTTTTGGAAACACTTGTATCAGTTTCCCCAGTTTGTCCTTACTGGGCAACCCTTAACTGTAGAGATTCTAGATCAACTAGAGGATAGTACTCTTGCGTTTTGCGCAAAGTACTCTGTCCCAACTCTCGACCAGTGGGTCTCGGGCGATTACAAGGGGGCTACAGATACACTTGATATTCTGTCCTCCATGGCCTCTTTTTCAGCGGGCATCAATGTCCTTTCGCAGCATTCTCAACTCTCTGAGCAGTTCGAGAAGTTGCTGGACCTTAATCGCCAGGTTTTAGACCGTCATACCTTGAACTACCCCAAGGGTACACTATCCTCACTCACTCACGACCAGATCGTCGAGTTGGGGGGTTACTATGGGGAGAATGGAGAAGTTAAGCTCCTTCAAGGTACAGGCCAGTTAATGGGTTCTCCACTCTCATTCCCAATACTGTGCCTAATAAATTTTATTGCATACTGGACCTCTATGGAGAAGTACCTCGGTCGTGAAATCCCAGACTTCTGGGAACTTCCTGTTAGAATTAATGGAGATGACATACTCTTTAAGTCTAACACCGAGCACTACTCCATCTGGAAAGAAGAAGTCAAGGTCCATTCGTTTGAGCTCTCTATGGGTAAGAATTATATTCACCCACGGTTTCTCACCGTAAACTCTGTTCTGTATTATTATACTCGCCACCATGATGGTTCGCCCGCCGATTTCGGCAAGGTTCCTTATCTTAATGTTGGCTTATTATTATCACAGTCTAAGGGCGTCGATCGCGACCCACAGAGACGCTTGCCATTTGCTGAATTGTACAGGATCTCCGTTGGAGATTCATGTAATGTTCGTCGATCTCACGATCGTTTCATTCATTACAATATCAAGCAAATCAAGCAGTTTACGAATAATGGACAATTCAACCTTTTTATACCCGTTCACCTTGGTGGTTTGGGCTTCCCCCTCCTTCCCTTAATACGGGATTGGAGGGTTCCCTCTACCGATGGTGGGACAGTTTTCAAGGTTTCCTTCACAAAGTTCCAGATCCAGTTTGCCACCTTCCTTTCTATGCGTGTTGAGCAGGTTTCTCTCACAGGTGAGATACCTTACAAGTATTTTGCCGCGCTTGTCCCTCAGGACCTGGCGTCTTACATGAGAGATTTGAATACTGCTAGAAAGAAGATAGGAAAATCAGAGGTTTTACCTCCTGCTGGTGCTCTTAGCCCGGTTATGTACTACACCTGGAAGGGTTTAAGACCTCTTCAGCCTTTGTACTTGCCAAGTGGCTTCGATTTGAGCTCGTCTACTATCTTTAAGGATATTATGTACGTTGAACCTAGTTCAATTAAGCGTACTCTCCTGTCTTATAGTTATGACACTTCACTCCCTTTACAATATCGACTACCCTCTCGCTCAGTTATGAGTGAGTTTTCCTCCTTCTTTATGAAGGGGGATGAAAAGGGTAGGTTCTCTTTACCTCTCATATCTAGTGAGAGGTTGCTCTCCAATGAGCAGAGACCTGTATATGTCGATCGGGAAGCTCTTCACCAGTTGTTCTCCACTACTGGATTGAGTGATTTGATGGGTGACCACGGTCCGTCGGTTTTCTTGGAACTGGCCGACTTAAATAATCTCCCTCACACTCCAATCCATTTGGATTACTTCCTATAATTGAGATACGGAGTCTACACTCATCAGCCAAAACGGTGCCTTGTGCTTAATACTTCCGTGCTAAATCCCTACTGGGTAAATGCCGACAGACTGCACGGCTGATTGACCTGCCAAACTGTAGATGTACAGTCGGTGTCTTGTACACGTATTCCGTGAATTACAAGAATGACAAGATCAAGAGCTAATAACTCAAGAAGAAAGACCCGCCGCCCGCGAAAAAAGGCACCCCGCCGTAAGCCTCGTAGCAGGCCCAGAACCTCTGGTTTATCCAAGGTTATAACAGACTATGCCAAAATGGTTATGGATCCGTGTCACTCGACACTTGTCCGTACCATTGGCACTGCTACTGCTGGATCTGTTACTGAGCGTCTTCGTTCGACCATTGGTACTCCGACGTCCGCGATCGTTAGTGCCGTTGGTGTTCGAACCATTGTACCCGCACCATCTGGGTACATTATTTGGTTCCCCAGTTACCATAACGGGACTGGGAACCTTAACCCGGCGAACTGTTTCATTTATACATCCCCTTCCTCCAGCACTACCACCTTCGTAGTTAACAATGATGGTCGTCCTACTAACACTAATGCCCTACCCATGGGCACCGAGGCGTATGACACCACTGGACTCTTCGTTCAAGACCCCGCGAATAATTTACTCTCGGGTGCAGCATCAGTATTCTCCCGTGGGACTACTGTTTCTGCTTGTCTTCAATTGGAGAACCTTGTTTCGTTATCCACAATGCAGGGCCAAGTTGCAGTTGTCAAGAATTACAATCTTGCTGCTTTTGACCTTAACAGTGGTACTAACTTGGAGCTTAAGGCTCCTACCGTTAACGAGGTGTTTGCTTATGCTGAGGAACGTCGTAGGATTGATCCAGCAGGACATGAAGTTGTGTGGAGACCCACTGATGCATCATCAGTTGCAAGGGGCATCGGTAACGAGGCCCTTGGTAAGAATTTTGCTGGGTCTCCTTACACAGATGTTTGTTTCCAGGCTGGACAAACTGGGATTAATTCCACTAACTTGGCTGCCACTGCCCCAGAACACCAGTACGGTATTTGTATTGCGTGGAGGGGTATGGCTGCTTTCACTACCAATGTTGGCCTCAACAACGAGCCTATCACACTTAATCTTATTAAGATTGTGGACTTCGAACTAGCAGCCCGCAATGGTCAGATTGAGTCCAAGCCCAAGCCACCACCCGCTCCTGGTGTTTCCAAGGATGTGGGTGTTAGCTTCTTGGACCGTGTCTTTCCTCATTGGCAAAGTACTACGGTTAAGCTTGCTCACGCAGGCGCCGTTACAGCTGCTAGTATGATTGGTGGCTCTGCTGCCGGTAACATTGTTGATGGTATCATCACTATGGCGCAAGTCGGTGATGTAACCAAAAACAAGATTGGTGGTAAGAACCGTGGATCACAAATGATTGCAGATTATTAATAAGTCCCGAAAGGGCAGGTTAGCATCTGTTTCTATATAGGAACCAGAAAGTCGCCTAGCAACGACACCTCATGTAGCAGGGTATCGTCGTATTCTTCCGCATCAGTCTAATGCGTTACGACTTTATTTTCAACAGATTTTTGGATGGGCTTCCGAGCCCTTGGTTACCAGCTGACTAAGCTGGTCCAAACTCCTTCCCGGGAGGAAAAGAGTGGAGCGCCGCCACGCGTGCTTCACACCAGAAGCTTCTTGGACAGAT